GAAAGCCGTAAACGGTAAGTAACCGAACTATTCACAAAGTTCGATGAAGCCGGGCCAACCTGGTGGATGGGGTTTAGGGAAGCTTCAAACCTAAACATTACAAACCTACTAATAGAAAGTTAACAATATACGCAGCTAATCTGCAAGAGCCAGACTCTCACTAAGTCCAGCGCAAACAAATCTGCCAACATAATGTTTTTCACGTAACGCGTCGTAATCAAGGATCACAGGGGACATTTTCATGCCTCTCACCTCGTTATTTCGTGCTATGCGCTTGTTAATTTCATTAGTTAACTTATCGAAATACGGTCTTCTATGCATATAACTCTCTTCTAATGCTGTTCTACAGTTAACTGCTGTTGCATTAATAGGGTCATCGCTTGAATGTATCCATTGTATAATATTTTCTACAATGTCTGATCTTAGTGGAGCTAATATCTTCTCGCCATCTCTGATAAAATTTCTTTTTAAGAAAAATATCTCTTCTGGGGGTTTTAACTTAAAATCTGTTGAGACTTTATCACCGGGTGTTATGTTCATGCCTAATTCACTCATGTACGGTGCAATGACTGTTCCATTAAATGGAACTTCATAGTCAGGATCACACGCCATAATTATGTCGTCGCCATAAACAAACAAGCTTACATTTTCTCTCATATCCATGAGTGACGTTTCGTAACCTTGATCGTGGTGGATTTTTGTCCAAACATAGACCATAAGTAAGTCATGCACCAAACAATTAAGTTCAGCTGTAATTGCACAACCACTACATTGGCCTTGACTTTTAATAAAAAGTCGATCTTTAGCTATGATAACAGTGTGAACCAAGTTGTACAGCAATATTTTCCGTACTCTTGCATTCTTTACACCATCATCGTACCAATAGTTGACAATGTCTGCTACTTTTAGAACCAATTCAGGATGTAAATATTGGTCCCAATTCGCATAATCGAAATCTTCCCATAGTGAATTTTTCTCCTTGAGTTTGTCATAAAGACGCACCCAATCATTTGCAGGATCTATGCCAACGCATGAAGAAATTATACCAGCTTTCTTTTTCTGTGCTGATGTAAATGCTCCGAAATACTTTCGTATTAGTAGGTTGTAATGTAAGGGCAAACAAATAAATGCTCGGGTCTTACCATCTATGATTTTCTGCAGCGGTCTTGTTTCATCTTTTAGACAACAATATGCTATGAAGA